AAAGAGAGGACCCACCACCTTGCATGCATCCCGCTCAATGCATCGGGCCCTCATGGCCGGCCGCTCGGTCCGCCTGCCCGCCTGCCTGCCTGCCTGCCCGCCTGCCCGCCTGCCCGCCTGCCCGGCCGGCATTCATCCGTCTATGCTTATATAAGCATGGGGGGGAGGGGTCTGGCCTAAAGATAAAAAATTACGGGTGCCCCCAACCCTCTGAAAAAGGCAAAATGGCATGTAAGCAAAACCCTTACTTGTATCAAGCCAATTGTTGTAGTCAGGCTAGATGACCTACAATCCAAGCAACTTCCTGAAAGGGCAAAAGTGGAACCAAAGAAACGCGGTCGTCCGATAAAGATGACCATCCAGCGCTACGCTGACAATCCGCCGGCCGTGCTGCCGAAGACGGATCACCAGCGCATCAAGGAATTGAAAGAGTTGATGATCCGCTCTGGCGGCAAGGATGTCGCCGAGAAGGTGATTCAGATCGCGCTCAACGACGAACACCCGGGTCAGATGGCGGCGCTGAAGATGTGCATGGACCGCACGCTGCCGGTCAGCATGTTCGAAAAGGACAAGAGCCAGCGCAGTGCGGTGACGATCAACATCACTGGTCTGGGCGCAACGCCGACAGTCATACCAGACGAGGATATTGTCGATGTCTGATCTGAACTTCTCACTCCTGCCGTGGCAGCAGGAGGTCTACACAGACGACCACCGATTCAAGGTGATCGCCGCCGGACGCCGTTGCGGCAAGTCTAGGTTAGCGGCCACTACGCTCATCATCGAGGGGTTGCGCTGTCCGCCGGGCAGTGCGGTGCTGTACGTCAGCCCGACGATGGGGCAGTCGCGTCAGATTATCTGGGACTTGCTTCTGGAGTTGGGGCGGGAGGTGATCCAGTCCAGCCATGTGAACAACCTGGACATCACGCTGATTAACGGCGCGCGTATATACGTCAGGGGCGCCGATCGGCCGGACACGCTGCGCGGCGTTTCCTTGACCTACGCCGTGCTGGACGAGGTGGCCGACATCAAGCCCGAAGCGTGGGAGCAGGTCATCCGGGCGTCTTTGTCGGACAAGAAGGGCCACGCCATGTTCATCGGCACGCCCAAGGGGCGGAACTGGTTCCATGACCTGTGGAAGCTGGGGCAGGACGATCAGGACAAGGACTGGAAAAGCTGGCACTTCACCACAGCAGACAACCCGCTGATCGACGAAAGTGAGATTGAGAGCGCCAAGAAGACGCTGTCCACCTTTGCGTTCAAGCAGGAATTCATGGCGTCTTTCAGCAATGCGGGCGCGGATGTGTTTAAGGAAGAGTGGATCAAGTACGGCGTAGAACCCGACTATGGCAGCTACTTCGTGGCGGTCGATTTGGCCGGGTTCGAGGAAGTGGCCAAGCAGGCGGCTAATAGTAAGAAGCGGCTGGACGAGTCGGCGATTGCAATCGTGAAGGTGACCGAGGACGGCAAGTGGTTCGTCAAAGAGATTCAGCACGGGCGGTGGGACATCAGGGAGACGGCGGCGAAGATTCTGCTGGCCATGCGCGAGTACCGGCCGCTGTCAATCGGGATCGAACGGGGGGCGCTGAAGAACGCTGTCTTGCCGTATTTGAGCGATTTGATGAGAAAAAACAATGTCTACAGCCATATTGTGGACCTGACGCACGGTAATCGGAAGAAAACGGATAGAATCGTCTGGTCGTTGCAGGGCCGATTCGAGCATGGCCGAGTCGTCCTGAACAGCGAAGAAGACTGGGACACGTTCGTGGACCAGCTTCTGATGTTCCCCTCGCAGGGCGTGCATGATGACTTGCCGGATGCGCTGTCATATATAGACCAACTGGCCGTGACAAGCTATTTCGAGCAAGACGACGACGATGCGTGGGAGCCGATGGACGTAATATCAGGGGTCTAGCATGGATCAAAACGAGTTCGACGAACCAACAGAGAACGACAAGGAGCTAACAGCCTTTGTCACTGACCACTGCGACCGCTGGCGCGACTATCGGGACACGAACTTTCTTGAAGACTACCTTGAATACGAGCGCATCTTCCGTGGCGAGTGGGCTGCCGAGGACAAGACACGCGAATCTGAACGATCACGCATTGTGACGCCGGCCACTCAGCAGGCTGTGGAAACGCGGCACGCTGAGATCATGGAGGCCATCTTCGGTCAGGGCGACTTCTTCGACATCGAAGACGATCTCAAAGACGTCAACGGCAACCCGTTGGATGTCGAGATGCTCAAAGCCCAGTTGATGGAAGACTTCAAGCAGGACAAGATCAGAAAAGCCATCGACCAGATTGAGTTGATGGCTGAAATCTATGGCACGGGCATCGGCGAGATCATCGTTAAGACCGAAAAGGTGTTCGAGCCGGCCACGCAGGCGATTCCGGGCCAGACCGGTCAGGCCGCCATCGGTGTGGTGGAGAAAAGCCGCATCGCTGTCAAGATCATGCCGGTCAACCCCAAGAATTTCTTGTTCGACCCCAACGGCACCAGCATTGACGACTGCATGGGCGTGGCCGTGGAAAAGTATGTGGGCATCCACAAGATCGTCGAAGGCATCGAGAAGGGTATCTACCGCAAGGTAAACATCACCCCGACCTATGAGGACACCGATCTTGAGCCGACTCAAGAGTTGAGCCAATATCAGGACGAAAAAGTCAAATTATTGACGTATTACGGCCTTGTGCCACGGGAGTATTTGACCGAAAAGGATGTGGAAGTCGAGGTATTGTTCCCTGACGACTCGGCTGCTGAAGATTATAGCGACATGGTGGAAGCCATTGTCGTGATCGCCAACGACGGGCTGCTGCTCAAAGCAGAAGAGAACCCGTACATGATGAAGGACCGCCCGATTCTGAGCTATCAGGACGACACGGTCCCGAACCGCCTGCTCGGCCGGGGCACGGTGGAGAAGTCCTACAACATGCAAAAGGCGATTGACGCCCAAGTGCGTAGCCACCTGGACAGCTTGGCGCTGACGACCAGCCCAATGATGGGTATGGACGCTACCCGCCTGCCGCGCGGGGCTAAGTTCGAGGTCAAGCCTGGCAAGGCGTTTATGGTCAACGGCAACCCAGCCGAGATTCTGTACCCGTTCAAGTTCGGTGAGACCAGTCTGAACAACCTGAACACGGCCAAAGAGTTCGAGCGTATGCTGCTGCAAGCCACCGGCACGCTGGACAGCCAAGGCATGGTCAGCCAAGGCAACCGCGACGGTGCGGGCATGAGCATGGCGGTGGCCACCATCATTAAGAAGTACAAGCGCACGCTGGTGAACTTCCAAGAGGACTTCCTGATCCCGTTCATCCAAAAAGCGGCGTTCCGGTACATGCAGTTCGATCCGGAACGCTATCCGTCGGTGGACATGAAGTTCCTGCCGACAGCCACGCTGGGCATCATCGCTAGAGAGTACGAGCAGCAGCAGTTCATTGGTCTCTTGCAGACGCTTGGGCCTAACACGCCGGTGCTGCCGCTGATTCTAAAGGGCATCCTGACCAATTCTAGTCTGTCCAACCGCTACGAGTTGATGGCAGCCCTTGATCAGATGAGCCAGCCAGACCCACAGGCCCAGCAGATGCAGCAGATGCAGCAGCAACTGGCTATGCAAGCAGCGCAGGCCCAGATCGCGGTGCAGACCACGCAAGCCGAGCAGAACCGGGCAGAAGCTCAGAAACTGATGACCGAGGCGCAGTTGATGCCGCAGGAATCGCAGGCCAAGACGATGGCAGCGATGACCAAGAACTTGCCGACTGACAACGAAGAGAAAGCCTTCGACAAGCGGGTTAAGATCGCTGAGTTGATGCTCAAAGAAGCGGACATGAAGAACAAGTCCAAGATTGTTGAACTTCAAATGGCCGAAAAACGCAACAAAGTGGCTGGCATGGAAGAAGATTTTCTAGATCAGTTGAACAAGGAGTTAAACGATGGACGTTGATAAGCTCGCAATTGACCTTCTGTTGAAGGGCATGACGCAAGAACAGCAGACCGCTGCCCTTGACTCCATCAAAGATTCCGTGGCCCAAGCCAAAGCAGTTCAAAAGCAGCGCATTGGCGAGAATGTCCAAGTGGTCGTGCAGGCACTCAAGAAGCTGGAAGCAGACATTCGGGCCAGGTACGACGAGACCGGCAAGGCCATCGAAAAGCGGGTGGCCGGCATCAAAGACGGCCAAGATGGTCAAGCTGGCCGCGATGGTGTGAATGGCCGAGACGGCCGACCAGGTCGTGATGGGACCGCTGGGCCAAAGGGCACTGACGGCATCAACGGCAACGACGGCCGGGACGGCACCGACGGCGTATCGGTGACCGATGCGAACATCGACTTCGACGGCAGCCTGATCATTACACTGTCGTCTGGCCGCACGATCAACGTGGGCGAGGTGGTGGCCCCTGATCTGGCCGAGAAGATCAAAGTCATCACCAACGGCGGCGGCACCAGCCAGACTGTCATCGACGCGCTGGCCAGTCTTCAGACCCAGATCAACAACATCTACCCGAGCCAGACCGGCAATGCGGGTAAGTTCCTGACAACCAACGGCACGGCGGTGTCTTGGGCCAATGTGGCCGGTGGCTTGAGCTACCAAGGCACATGGAACGCCACCACCAACACACCTACTTTGGCGTCTGGCGTGGGCGTGAATGGCTACTACTACATCACGGCCACGGCTGGCTCGACCAATCTGGACGGCATCACTGACTGGCAGATCGGCGACTGGCTGATGTTCAACGGCACGGTCTGGCAGAAGATCGACCAGTCCAACCTGGTGACCTCGGTCAACGGGCAGACCGGTGCGGTCAGCTTGACCAGCACAAACATCAGCGAGGGTACAAACCTCTACTACACAGACGCCCGGGCACGGGCCTCGGTCAGTGCAGGTACGGGCATCAGCTATAGCAGCGCAACTGGCGTCATCACGAACGCATCACCTGACCAGACGGTGGCCCTGACAGCCGGTACGGGCATCAGCACGACTGGTACTTACCCTAACTTCACAATTGCCAATACGGCGCCTGACCAGACAGTGGCCTTGACACAGGGCGGCACAACCACGATAACTGGGACTTACCCTAACTTCACAATTTCATCTGCTGACCAGTTTGTAGGAACAGTTACCTCGGTCACGGGAACTTCTCCCGTTGCTTCAAGTGGTGGCACTACCCCTGCGATTTCTTTGTCCGCTGGCTATGGCGATACGCTCAATCCTTACGCCAGCAAGACTGCCAACTTTGTCTTGGCTGCACCTAACGGGACTGCTGGTGTACCAACATTCCGCGCTGTTGTTGCGGCTGACATTCCTACGTTGAATCAGAATACAACAGGGTCTGCCGCAACAGTTACAAACACTATTAACTCTGGAGTGGTGGCAACAACACAAACTGCTGGAGACAACAGCACCAAGGTTGCTACAACTGCTTATGTAAATGCAATTACTGGCACTAATGGCATCACTGGCTTCAAAAACCGCATCATCAACGGCGCAATGGTGATTGACCAGAGGAATGCTGGGGCGAGTGTTAGCGGAACTACGGGGGTGTACACACTTGACCGTTGGAAAGTGCAAAACAATTCAGGCGCGGCACGGTTCAATGTTCAGCAAAATGCTGGTTCTGTTACACCACCAGCGGGATTCAAAAACTATTTGGGCATCACATCTACTTCCGCATACTCGGTAGCGGCTGGTGACATTATTGCTATTCAACAATTTATTGAAGGCTACAACATAGCAGACTTGGCTTGGGGTACAGCATCTGCCGCAACAATTACGTTTTCTTTTTCGGTTCGCAGTTCTCTCACAGGAACTTTTGGTGGTAGTTTGGTTGAAGGTGCAGCGGGGGGCGCACTTTATCCTTTCACGTACACCATTTCTGCGGCAAATACTTGGGAGCAAAAAACTGTAACTGTTGCGGGGCCAACCATAGGTACATGGAACTCCACCAGTGGGGCAGGCATTCAATTGCTTTTTTCAATGGGTACAGGCTCTACTTTCACAGGTGCTGCTGGCGCATGGACTACCTCCAGTTTCTACGCACCCACAGGAGCAACCAGCGTAGTCGGCACAAGCGGAGCCACCTTCTACATCACAGGCGTGCAGCTTGAAAAAGGCAGCACAGCCACGGCTTTTGACTACCGGCCTTATGGCACTGAGTTGGCGCTTTGTCAGCGGTATTACTACAGAACAAAACCCGGAGAAAGTGCCCCATTTCAAGGCGCCGGTGTTTCGTTTACCACATCGTCGGTAAGATATATTCTTCCATTTTTAGTCACAATGAGAACAAATCCAACTGCATTAGAACAATCTGGAACAGCAGGTGATTATGCTGTTATACAAAATGGTGCATGGGTAGTTAATACTTCAGTCCCAATTCTGGCAACGACTTCCGTTTCTGCTATTAGCGTAACTTTTACAGCAACTAGTAGTTTTGCGGCAGGAGGTGGGGCTGTTGCTCGGGCGGAAACTGGCAATGGTTATCTAGGATGGAGTGCTGAATTATGATTTACAAACTTTTACCGATTACCGTTCAAGGTGATCCGCAAATCGTTGCTTGTTTTGACGATGACGGCAAGTGCCGCCTGACTTGCACCGAGCAGCATCCAGAATACCTTCTCTGGCTGGCCGAGGGCAACACGCCAGAGGCTGCTGAATGAGCGACCACGATGTAACCCATAGAGAAATCTACGACCGCTTGGTGGCCGTGGAAACAAAGGTGGATGCCTTGGGGGAAAGCACCAAGGATGTCGTGGGCGCGTTCGCTGCTGCTCAGGGCGCGTTCACTGTACTTGAGACACTGGGCAAGCTGGCAAAGCCCCTGCTGTTC